GGTGCAACACCAACCTCAGTTGTTAACTCTTGCCCACTAATTTCTACGTCAGCTACACTTAAAGCTACTACGTTTCCTAGCTGCGCTTCCATCTCCCAAGGGTATAACAAAGCACTTGGGTTTCTTGAAGTCTGTACAGGAGTAACTTCACCTGTAGCTTCTACACCAGACACTTGTACTAGGTGGTTTACACTATCAGTTGCGATAGGCATACCTTGGAAGTTAGTTAACTCTTGTGTAGCTTCTGAGCCTGATATACCCTGTATAACAGATTCATTGTCTAATTCGTCAAGTTCTAGGGTGTGTTCATATCCAGCTACGACTTGTAAAGGAGACCTGTTAGCTAAACCCTCTGACTCTAATATACCTTCTGCACCAGTAGTTGTTGCAACGGCAGGGTCATTAATTGGAGCCTTAGTTTCGCCAGTGGCTTCAACACCAACTATACTTCTAACAACAGGGGTGTTACCTAAGTTACCGACAAAAGTATTCGGACCAAAACCAGATATGCCTTGTACTACAGGGGTGTTACCTAAGTCTTCAGTCTCGACTGTATTTTCAAAACCTGTTGATACAACTGTAATAACAGGGTCGTTAACTAACTCTTCAAGTTCTAGTGTTCTCTCAAAACTGTCAGTAACCTCTGTTATTACAGGGACATGCGGCATCCGAGTAATTTCTAGTGTGGCATCTACACCACTTATGTCAACAAAGGCATGGACAACAACAGAGAAGGTGCCGTTTTCTGCACTTAAGTCAAAGCCTGTTATGCCTTGATTCATGTCTACAGAAGCTACAACAGACCCTACTTCACTAGTAGCACCTACACCATCTACATAAGCTACTTTAGCTACACCTACAGCACTAACTTCTGTGGTTAGTTCCCCAGCAGACGTTACCTCTATAACACGGGTAAGTCCTGTAAGGGGTAGCGTACCTAACTCTGCTGTGTGTTCTGGTAGGACGTAAACACTAAAGTAAGCCCCTATAATAAGGGTTACAGGCTTAATATCGTCTTCTGCTGTAAGGTCGAAACCTGTTAGAGACACAGAAGCTGGTTGACGTGCTATAGGTTGGTCAGTGACCTCTGCTGTAGCCTCTACACCAGTAATCTCTTGGGTAGGCTGTTGTACAGTAGTAAGGCCCAGAACACCTGTTTGTCCTATTGCTTGTACACCATCAACAGGTGCAAGTGTAACAGGTACTGGTGCATCCCCTGTACTCGATAGGGTAGCACTGGCAAGGGGACTAAAACCTAGCATCAGGGCGCAGACGCCATGTCTGTTCCGTAGATACCCTTGAATACGTTGTGGATTGCAATTTTATTAGCGTCAGATGGCTCATGATCATAAATAATCATTGCCCGCAGTTCGATGCCATATGGCGGCTCAGTAGCTGAGTGCGCTGCTCTAATTCCAGTATCAAGGCGCATGTTGTTGATCATGAAACTGTGGTATTGGGCTTGCTTTGTTGAGTCTACAGTATAATTTCCAACGTTTGTCGTGCCTGAACCTGCGGTCAACTCCATTGCAATTTGGTAATCTTCTCCATAAGGGATTATATTGGCAAGGTTTTTAGGCAGTTGAGCACCATCCACCCACACCTCTGAATAAGTTTGAGTGCCGAATGGACTCACGTTTGCAACCGAAGTTGCGCTATTCCCTGACCCAGTGTTCAAACCAAAATCACCTCGGTTGGTGGCATATGTACTGTCAACAAATTTGATTGCAGGATAGCCCCCACTTGGTCTGCCAATAAACCCACCATAGCCTGTACCATTGGTTGAAAAGTCGCTCCAAGCGTGGCGAAGTATGGCAATGAAATACACTGGGTCAGTTGGACCGTAGGCATGTGTGCTGCTGAAATGTTCGAATGCACTGCCACCACCCGTGGTTTTACCCAAACTAAATGAAGGCTTGGAGCCTGTGCCGCTAGAATTATATACCATACTGCCATCAGTGGCTAAGGTCAGGTGATAACCATTGCCACTCAAATCGGACCATGTGCTGCCAGTTCCGCTATAACTTGAAGGATCACCAGCGTCATAGTAAGCGACCATACCTGTTTCATATAGAAATGAAAGTTTCGCAGCGGTTGACATTGCGGCTGTTCTTACACCATCAGATGCTTTTATTCTAAGCGTAAAGGTGCCAGCATCAAGAACATCAGAAGAACCTATCACTGATACTGCACCAGTAGTCTGATTTATAGTTGGAGCACTTTGTAGTTGAGGAGGTAGATTATTGTCATCGTAGTAATTTGTACCATTGGAACCATCCCAAGAATAAGTAAGTGGGAATCCATTATCATCTAATGCTCTGCCGTCAATTACCGTTGCAGTTGTCCCGTCTTTCTCTAGAGCAATTCCCGCAGGCAAGGGATTTGTGAATAGGGGTGCAGCATTACCACTAAAGTCCTCTGCCGCCATAGTAACGAAGATTATAGCATCGGCACTACAGGTTATTGCTGCATCACTATTACTACTCTCTGTAACTGTACGGACAAGAGTGGTGCCAGAGGTAGTGTATACCCCTGTACCAATCTCCCAGTTATTCCCGTCTTCTATGGTATAGCGTACAACATCTGTGTCTGACACCCCTGCATCTGCAAAGGTTTGATACCCGTCAACAGCGGTGCCAAGGGTTATATCCCCTGCACCACCACTAGCGACTGTCATCTTGGCTCTGTTGACTAGCTTTACCATGATAAGTTAGTTCCTAATAGTTTAAGCGATACGAAGGATAGCGTTGTTGCTGTCTGGTGTGGGGAACTGTACGGTAAAGTCACCAGCAGTAGCACTAACAGTACCACCAAAGTCAAAGGTAGCGATTACGTTATTGTCTGAAGCACTCATGCTTGCGTTATACAACACACAACCAGTAGCAGCTACTGTAACACTTTGGAACACTGCATCGTCAAAGTCTACAATAGCCTTGGTGCCATCAATTTTAGGATAAGTAACAGAGTTACCACCAGAGTCTGTAGTAGCAAGTACAGCCTCAGTCCCTGTCGAAAAAGTGTCGTATGTGCTTGTGTAACCTGTGCCTGTAACTTGGTCAGATGCAGCAGATGGATCAGCTTGCCCTGAGTACTGAGGTCCACCTGTAAGATAAGAGTATGAACCCATATCTGAGTCATAATCCCTTGCTGCACTTACTTTAATCAGTGCTACACGAAAGGTATGGGCATCAAAGTCATGTGAACCCTTAAGGAGTTCCTGCTTGAAGTATTTGCTTAATGCTGTAGTAATAGCCATTATGTATTTTCCTTATTGTCTTCTTCTGCCTCATCGGACAGGTCAGTTTCAGTTGCGACCTCTGTAATAGGGTCATAGTTCAATTCAGCTATATCCATAAGGTCTTGTATAACCTCTGGGTGATCACTGACGTTAATGTCTGCACCGTTAAGGTTACGAAGAAATGCTGCAATCTCACGTAGATCATGAGGGGCAACATCACCAGCCTTGATACAGGGCATGAGGTCGTAGTTAAGTCCGTTAAGCTGCCATAGGCGTTCCACTAGCTGTTTATTAAGCACATCTACAATAGCTTGGATGTAGCTTTCTAAGGCACGTAGAAACAGGTCAGTCTTAGACTTGGAGAGTGCGTATGATCCATTGTTACCCCCACCGAGCATAAGAAACTCAGAAAGTACACTACGGGCAATGTCATGTTGGTAACGCCTAACAATGGGGTCAATATCTAGGTTACGCTTACCATTACTACTCATTAGTTCAATGTCTACAAGTCTAATATTTGTAGGAGAACCATCCTTGTCAGGGTAAGTATCACTTGGGGTAATTATATACCCTTGCTCATTAAACTTAACATCACGGAGTATTTGTTGTAGGTTGCCTACGAAGCCACTTTGTGCTGCACTTGCATCGGATGACAAATACTCAGAGGGAATACGAGCGACAGGGATACCAGCTAACTCACGCTCAACAGCTATAGCCTCTATATTCTGCAGGTTGTTCAGATAGACATACGAGGAATAAGCATTGCGGAGGATAGAGCGGCCACTAGGATCACCATTAAGAACAGTAGTACGATAGTAAAGGCTCTTAGAAGTTGGTATATAGTGTTTTCCTGATCCATAACCTACGTCCTGATAAATCCCTAATACATCACCGCTTTTATCTTCTACATCAAACCTAGAGACTGTCCAAGGCGCACGACAAGCAATCTTACGTACCCCCAAGCGTCCGTCAGTGTACTTACTATGTTTCTTAGGCGATCTCTTAGTTGGGCCAACCCTTCGCTTATATACGACCTCAAACCAAGCAAAGCCATACGACAACGACGATAAAGATTCTGCAATGTGGTCATCAAGGCTGTGATCCATATCATCAAAGATGCTTTCCACAAAGTCAGCTTCACGTTTAGCTCCCTCAGTATCATTGGCTGGTTCCACCTTAAGTTTGACGTCTCTAAGTACTTGTTCAGCAGCATACATAACCGCACCAATAGTACTGTCATTATCCCGCATCTCCCGATACTTGCGAATAGCGTTCTTACCACGTAGTTCAGGAATAAACTCATCTGCAC